CTCAAAATCTATCCTCATTATATCACATGTGACGCGTGTGTCAAGTGGTCACCACGAGGGAACATAAATTATTTTATATTTTTTGGGGCTTGACGAATCACAAATCATTGCTATAATGTAATTATTGCTATGGCTAACTTATCGCCGTTAGGTGATTTGTGCGCTCATAATTTATTTAGGGGGTATTACGGATATGGCCGATAATGATAAACCAGCTGGCAACCGCGGCAAGGGACGACCAAAGGGAGCGATTAACAAAACGCCTGACGAGTTCAAGGCGAGTTGCCGAGAATATTCGCCGCGAGTCGTCAAATTCTGGCAGGACACGCTCGATAACGAGAACGCACCAGTGCAGTATCGATTTACTGCCGCCGAGCGCCTGGCGGAATACGGCCACGGCAAGCCAGCGCAGGAGGTGACAAACATAATCACCGGCGAGCTCAAGGTGAGTTTTATCAACGACTGGCGCGAGCGCAAGGATAAGTAACTAAACTTCTTTGATATAGTATCCGGGTAGCAGGAGCATAAGAAGCAGTGCCATGGAAGGCTAATTCGGAGCGAGTTTGATAATCTCCTGCAAGGTTCCTGCAATATTCTGACAATTGTTACAAAATATTCTAACTATCCTAACCAAGGGGATAATTCACGAGGGGAAGGAGGGATGATAGATGAGATTATTCCTGCTGTTGTTGATCCTGGTGGCGATGTGCCAGCTGGCGATGCCTGGCGAGGTTGGCCGCGAGAATACCTCTTTAGCGCTCCTGGTTATCACTGACTGGCTACAGACCAGGGAGATCGCCCGCGATCCCTCCTACGCCGAGCTTAATCCTATACTGGGTAATTCTCCATCTACCGGCTCGGTGGACACCTATTTCCTGGCTGGCGGCGCGCTCTACCTGATCGCTCAAACCATCCTGCCGGAGCATTACCGCGACGGTCTGCGGCGACTCCTACTCACATCAGAGACGATCTGTGTGAGCCAAAATATCGCGATAGGGGTAAGGTTCTAGCTCCACCGGACACCTAATCGCCCGTCCTGGGGCATTCTAGGGGGGTAAAATAGGGAAGGATTGTGATGCTCTTAAGGGCCGACGCGCAACCAGGCATGTACCTGCCGGTATTCCACGCCGGGCAGGAGAAGGTGTTCGAGCAGGCACGTCGGTTTAACTGGCTATCAGCGGGCCGCAGGTGGCGTAAAACCACTATGTGCATGTCTATCGCGGTGCTGGCGGCGCTCAAGGGGCAGGAGATATTGTGGGGCGCGCCGACGCATGATCAATGCAGGGTTGGTTGGGATGAGTTGCGGACCGCCTGCACCGAGTATGCTACCTTCCATGAGGGCAGAATGGAGTGCCGTATCGGGCGGAAGGGGATTATCCGGTTCCGTTCTCTGGACGATCCGAACAACGCTCGCGGGCATACTGCCGACGGAACAGTTATCGATGAGGCGGCGGATGTGAGCGCATTAGCCTGGCCGGAGGTAATACGCCCAATGCTGATTGATACTGACGGGTGGGGATGGATCATTGGTACTCCACGCGGGCGTAATTGGTTTTGGCAGGGATGGTTAGAGGCGTCGCAGGATGATATGGCGGACTCTATCGCTTGGCAGGCGCCGTCCCTGGGCGCTATTATCCACGACGGAAGACTCATCCGCGATCCCCACCCACTTGAGAATCCAGAGTTACCATTCAGCGAGATTCAGCAGGTATTCGCCAGTCAGCCGGAGCGTTCATTCCGCCAGGAGTTGCTCGCCGAGTTCGTGGAGGATGGCGGCGGGGTGTTCCGTGGATTGAACCGTGTCTGCATGCTGGAGCCGGAGGAGCCGATAGTCACTCATATTTACACCGTGGGCGTTGACTGGGGCAGGAGTAATGACTATACGGCTATCAGTGTAATCGATTGTACAAAGAGGACTGCGCGCCAGGTAAAGCTAGATCGGTTCAGTCAGATCGGCTACGAGGTGCAGCTGGGACGATTGCGGGCGATACTGGACGCATACAAGCCGATAGCCATTGTCGCCGAGTTGAACAGTATGGGTGGGCCACTCGTGGAGCGATTGCAGTCGGATGGTTATCCCGTGGAGGGTTTCCAGACGACGAGTGCGAGTAAAAAAGGACTGGTAGAGGATTATGCGTTAGCGATAGAGCGCGCGGACCTGATGTTGCTCAGCGATGGTGTGCAGAAGCTCGAATTGGAGAGTATTCAGCAGGAGACATTGCCGGGTGGTATGATTCGTTACAGTGCACCGACGGGTATGCATGACGACACCATGATAGCGGGCGCGCTGGCGTGGTATCGTGCGAAGGCCGATTTTGATTGGATTAAGGAGGAGCAGCTCGAGACACCTCAGGAGGAGTTCAAGCGGATGGTACAAGATTATGGTCCCCCCAGGCCGCAGCCGGTCAAGACGGGGTGGGGGAAGAGGGATGAGCGGAAGGGGAGGTGGTGAGATGAGTACAGGCACACTGGAACAAGATTTGTATAGGGCAATTAAAAACTTACCCAGCATGGGTCCTTGTAGTAAGTGTGGGGGATTAATAAATATTGGAGATCATGTTGGTATTCGCAATTATATAAAGCAGATTAACTCAACCACGTTGGAGGTTGTTCGGGAATTTATATGTAGAGACTGTATGGGTAGGAGGGAGAGACGATGAGTGCTACATGGGAGTGCCCGCGTTGCGGGACAATCTATTCATTACTATTTAAGAGGCTGGAGGCTCTGGAGGAACGCCTCCGCGAGGTAACTACCTGGCAGGTTAATCATCGCGGTATCCAGGCCGATCTGGAGAGGGAGAAGAAGTTCACTTCCGAATTGATGGATAACTTTCGCGAACTGGAGCGTGAGATCGACGCATTCAAGGACGAACCCAACCCGGTAGGCGGCAATGTCTCGTATGAGTATCAGGACACTCCTGCCAGCGAGTCAACGTGTAAGCCCACGCCAGGCACGATCGAGATTGCCCCGTTAACCTGTCATAGATGCGGCACCGATATTCTTGACGGGGAATATGGTTGGATTGTCGTTAAATTCGCGGTACGGGATCACTCGGTCCGAACCCTATTATGCCCGGACTGTCTGTTTGCTATAACAGGCATAGACAGACAGAGCGGGGAGCCTGTATACGGCACATTCGGCGACTTGGCGGCACGTATTGCGGCGGATGGTGAGCGGGCGATGGAGGCCAGCGAGTCAACCGGCGGAACCACGCAGCCGGAGATAAAATTCTGCGAGAGTTGCGGGAGTGCTCTGGGGATTGAGGAGGATGCCGATGTCTAAACGTAGACCACGGCAACTCACCTTGCGGCGTCTGGAGCGGCAGCAGGATATGCTTATAAGAGCATATAGTGATATTGCTGAATACCTGTCTCTTGAGAAGAATATCATTGATCCAGTTGTTTACTATTGGCCGGATGATTGGCCGGAAGAGGTCAAGAGGGGGTGCAGGCATGTTAACTGATACCATCACCATTCCCGTCGTATCCTGCCCACATTGCGGGTCAATCACCGAGCCCGAAGAGATTGACCGCCAATTACATAAACGTAAGCGCCGCTGGTCTATGTGGAGGGTGTTGTATCAATGCGCGGACTGTGAAAAGTTTTGGTGGACGCACGAACGAGTCACCATAACAGTGGTAGATTCGGTGGGAAAGGAAGAGTATCTTAAGATTTGTTCATCCCTGTTGCGTGATTTTGGTATTCGCGACCCCGACAGGTACCTAATTGGCCCTGCCGCTTGACACCCGTGTTGATAGGTGTATACTGATTAAGTAACTGAATAACATGCTCAAGGGCGACGTAATCAACCCGGTATTCTGGCGTAACAGCCAGGGTGCCGGGTTTTTGTTTTGGTGATGACGATGGCGGAAAACTCGCCGATACAATTAGACGATGACATTATCAATGATCTTGAGACACAGATCGCCGATGAGATATTCGTGGCGCGCGGTTCCATGGAGCCGGCCATAACGGAAATTATCGAAAACCGCGAGTATCTGAACAACACCAGCAAACGGTATGACGTGCCGTTCGAGGGCGCCTGTGAACTCGTCGCGCCGTTCGTCAAAGAATCTCTCTTCGCGCTGCAGGCCGAGATATCCCCCACATTAATGAACCCGCAACCGTTCCTCCGCTTTGGCTTCAAGGGCATGGATCAGCAGGTGGCGGCTATTCTGCAGATGATGGGCATAGAACCCGACATGTCGCGCTTGTGGGAGACGTGCATGCAGGCGCTGGTGTTCGAGGAGATGCGGGCGCGCCTCATCTTCGATGCCTGGATATATGCGTCACTACGCGACAGCGTGAGCATCATGTTCAACAGTTGGGATACCCAGTTGCGGAACGTTCCGGCTTGGGAAACGCGCATCACGCAAACCATCGATCCGGCCACCGGGATGACATTGGGTAAATCCATGCGGCGTCGGCGCACAAAAATGCAAAAAACGGTTTACGATTACCCACGCTGCCAGATAATCCCCATCGAAAACTTCCTCGTGTATCCCGCCATTGACGCCGACATACAATATTCCGAGTTGGTGGGCGCCTCCTACAACGTCACCGGCGACGATCTGGCGCAGGGGTTGGCGCTGGGCGAATACGATGAAGTAGCAGTGCGCAAAGTCCTGCAATATGACGAGGACAACTCCGACGTGAAGAGTGCGGAGGACACGCGCTTCGAGGTGCAGGGGCAATCCGTGCCCGGCAAACATACAAGGCGTCCGTTGACGATCTTCGAGGGCGTGAAGCGATTGCCGGAGAAAGACATCGACGAACCGGGCGTTGAGTATTGGATCACCTACCACGAGCGCAGCAATACGATCATGCGCGCCACACCGTTGGAGGAAGTGTTCTGGCACGGCAAACGTCCTTTTGTCGCCTGCCGTCCTTATGCCAATATTCAGGGATTATTCGCAGATTCCGTCATAACCAGCGGCGCGGGATTCGTGCAGGATGCCAAAACGACGTTGTTCCGGTTGGCGGTGGACGCTACCGCGCTGGGGATTGCCCCTCCGATGCTGGTGGCAATGAGTCTGTACAAGAAGGCGGAAGAGCAGATTGCCGAGAATCGCCGTCCCTTTGGCGTGATGCCATTCCCCGATCAATACTTCAACACCGGCGGCAAGCTCATGCAGCCGTTTGCGCCGGGTATCAATCCCGCGAACATCATCCCCATTGCCGAAATGCTGGACGTGGAAGGGCAAAAGGGCACCACCGCCACCGATTCACTCAAATCCATGCCAACCCCGAACCAGATTACCGCCACGCAGAGCGCGCAGATATTCGAGAGCAGTAAGGTGCTCACCGGCCATTTAATCGAGCATTGCGCCGCCGCGGTGGATGAGGTCGGGCAACAGTTATATGAACTTGTAAAACAATATAGTGATCACGAATCTATCAGCACTTTGTGGGCACGCACAAACGCCGAATCGGAAGTACCGTTCGAGATTGCCGTACAGGGTGATTATTACGTGAGCGCCAACGGGGTGAGTGAGACGGCCAACCGGCAGATACTCTCACAACGCGCCATTGAGCAACTAACGCTGATACGCAGTGACGAGACGGCCTGGAGTGTCCCGGAGAACCGCTACAACTCGCTACGCGAGGCGTTGGTGAAGATGGGGTGCCAGAACATCGAAGACCGCATCGGCACACTGCAGGATTACTTGATGCGTAGTCAGCAGAATGAGGCTTTGATGCTGATGCAGTCAATGAGCGGCGCAATGGAAGGCGGCGGGGGCAATGGCGGCGGTAGTGAGCCGAAGGCGTTGCCGGGTCCGGGAGGCGCCAATGACTGACACACGCGATATTCAGACCCAGTTATTCGCCTGGCAGGATTTCATCAAACACCCCTGCTGGCTGGAAATAGTCGTGGGTTTGGAACAGGACAAACAGACGGCTGATGATGCATTGCATGCGACGGACTCCCGGTTGATTGTGGAGATTGCCGTAGCGCAAACGCAATATAACGCGGCCAGTCATTATATCGATGATCCGCAGACACGCATTGATGCGCTGCAAAAGGCGCTGGCAAGGCAGACGAAGGGAGATAAGGCATGACAGAGATCGAGGAACCCGTTGGCGGGGAAGAGTTAACGGATGACGTTGGCGATCTGGGCAATACGGAACCGTTAGAGCCGCCGGAGACGCCGGAGGGCGAGGAACCGGAACAGGAGCCGCTGGAGGATGAGGAACCCGTTGAGCTACCGGATAAGTTCCGCGGCAAGTCGGCGGCGGAAATCGCCCGCATGGTGGAAGAGCGCGACCAGACGATAGGCCGGCAGGGTGAGGAGTTGCGCCAGTATCGCCAGCAATCCGCACCGGAGACAGCGACGGAGGTGGAGACCGCACCCACGCCGGATGTGCAGACGACTGCTTACAATGAAACGATGCAGGAATACAGAGAGTGGGAGAATGAACGCAAGGTGGATTTGCGCCTGCAGGGACACGACGAGTTAGACATCGATGAACGCTTAGTGATGGTGCGGCAGCAGAAACTCGATGCGATTTATTCGCGCACGTTGCGCGATGTCAAAGCGCGTGACAACGAACGGAGATCACGCCTACGGGATCAGGCGCCCGGCATTGTGCGGACGATGGCCGAAAGCGTGCTGGACGAGTTAGCACCCATCAAAGTCAAAGGGATGACGGCGGCGCGAATCGAGCAGGAAATCATGGCCGATCCCGACACGGTCGAAAGGTTTGCATCATCCAACCCTGCTCAACAGCGGCAGATGATGCGCACTATGGCTATTTATCTGAACGGTATGCGAGATTTGCAGGATGAAATCCCGATCACCACGGAGGGGGCTCCGCAGCGGGCCACCTCTGTATTGCGCCGCAACACCGCTCACGCGCGTACAACGGTAGCGGAAGACGATCCGGCTTTCCAGTCCATTTATGAACAGCAGAAGTCATTCAGCGGACTGGACGACAGCGATCCTGATCAAAAGACGCGCATCACCAACATGGCAAAGAAGGTTTACAGCGCGCAGAAGTCTCTAAACGCACGGGGAGGTGGTAGATGAGAAAGTCACAAGCGCCCACCACGCGCAAAACAACGAGGAAAGCGCCGGTGAGTAAGATATTGAATGAAACCATTCCGGGGGCAGACACGCCGATTATCGAGCACGTGGATGTTGCCCCGGTGATACAGCCGATGCCGGAAGTTCACGAGGAGAACCTGCTCAGCAGGCCCGATGATGAATTATCCGATAATGTCGGCGAAATAGGCGCCATAGGTTTTGAGCTTTGCGATCTCATGCGTCCCGATTTACACGGGGTTTACGTGATGAACGTCCCCCAGGTTCGCGGGGAGTATGACCGCAACGGTTACAAATCAGCCAAGCGCGGGAGCGGATGGGTAACACGGGAAGACGCCTTTCCGCAGGTCACGGACAAGGGAGAGTTGCTCTACGGAGACGCCGTGATCATGGTGATCAAACTTACGGAGTTCAATAGGATTATGGCCCAGCAAGCGGCGCGCAGTAAGGAAGCCCGCGAAGGGCGCGGTGGGGATTTACGAATTACACGGGGCGCACCGCCGCCGCCCGATCCCGATCCAGTACGAGAGTGAGGTAAAAGGCTATGAGTCTGATCAAGTATTCGATAAAGGTTCCCGGCAATTCCATCGCCTCCTATGCGAGGTCGATGACCGCCGGAGGGACCTTTGCTCCATTTGACGTGGTAACGCTGTCGTCGGGAACGGTTATCTGTTCAACGGCAAACGATCTCACGGCCTATGGGATTGCACTGTCGGTAGGAGCATCGGCGGCGGCATGTGTTGTATTGCCGTTCAAATCCGGCGTCACCATTGTGCTGCCGACCTACGGCACGGAAGCCGTAACGAATCGCGGTGTCCGTTATTCCCTGCGTGGGACTACGGGCGCGCAGACGGTCAATCTTGGCGACACCGACCACGATCTGTTCACGGTCATCGAAATCGACACCACGAACGAACTGGCCGAAGTTACGGTACCGTCAGCGAGCAGCGTCTATGAAACCGGCGCGTAAAACCGAATAGCGATTGAGCCACCCGTCCGAGAATGTAAGAGCATTTCGACGGTAGCGACCATCTCACTCTCAGGCCCGATACTTCGGAGCACCTGCCCAACGTGAGACCGCAAACCGCAACATGCGCCAACACGGTGCGTGATGTGGTGGCCCGGATCAACGAAAGGCAGGTATTTCGATATGGCACAACATGCCGTTCCAGCCCCGTTTACCATTTCGGGGTTCAATTCAGATAACGAGACCGCAAAACTCGGTCTCAAAGAAGTGATCATCGACAGTGCGAGTCAAATACGCGACTTCACGCCGATGTTCTACAAGAAAAACACCCAGGCGAATGAACTGACGTTCAAGAAGAAAATCTACGCCGGGTTCCCTCGTGCGGCGTCCTGGTCTCACACATTGGAGAACATTTCCGCCGCCTCTATGCAGTTCCTCTGGGACGTTGACGCCACTCATGCCTGGTATGGCATAGCCGGCGAAATGACGAAGGAAGAGATTCAGTTCGACCCCTACGGCATCAACGGCAGGATTCCCACTGAAATCGGCAAAGGTCTGGGCGAAATGAAGCAGGTGCTCACCGCCCAGTTCTTCAACGACGCCTTTGCCACGACAGCCTGGGAAGACGGCGTGTATTTCTTCTCCGCGTCACACCCGTATTCCAGCAGCGCGACAGGCGACTCACGGGGAACCACGCAGAGCAACCTCGTCACCGGGACCGCCTCGGTCTCTGTCGCGGCGGAAGCGATCAATAAGATGATCAACCAGCGCGACTCGATGGGACGCCCGTTGAACATCAGACCGCGCCGCCTAGTGTGCTATCCCACCGCAGTGATGCTGTGGAAGCAAGTGCTGGCGTCTGCCGCCGAATACGGCACCGCCAACCGCAACGAATCGCCCTTCAAGGATTACGGCAACATCGAGGTTGTCGGCTATGACTGGTTGGACAGCGCGACCAAGTGGTTCCTGATGGGCGACAAGTACGACACCTATTTCTCGGAGCCGGTAGGCATCGAGACGAAAGTGAAGGACACGGACGCCAATGGCCGACGCATCGAGGGCTGGTTCACCATCGCCTATTGGGCGGAAAGGTGGCAGGGCTACGTCGGTGGACTGGGCACCTAGTGCCATTCAAGACCGCATCTTAAGGAGGTGCAACTATGGCAGTGGGTGATTTGACAACCAACTTTACCAATGCTTTGGCGGGCAGTGATGCAACTGTATCCGTCAATGACTTAACCGTTAGCGACGATGCTACCGTTACCGGTACGTTCAGCCAATCGGGAGCGTATTCGACGGAATCGGACTTCGCCGTTAATACGGATAAGTTCACCGTGACGGCATCGACGGGTGATACCGCCGTGGCCGGCACATTCGCCGTTACCGGCGCGAGCACCTTCACCGGTGCCGTGGACTTCAAGGGGGGCATCACCTATGATACCTCCGCGCTGGTAGTTGCCGACACGACCGGCATCATCACCATGAAGAATGGTGCCATTCTCGACAACAACACCAGCAGTACCGTGCTTAACATCACCGAGACGACGGTCCGCGTGACCGGCGCTTTCGACGTGACGGGCGGTTTTACCACCGACACGAATGCTTTTGCCATTGCGGACACCACCGGCATCATTACCATGAAGGAGGGAGCAACCATTGATAATGATACCGGTACAAACACGCTAACTCTCACCGAGACGACCATCACCCTGGTCGGGGCGGTAGGGATCACTGGCGCGTTGGATGTCACCGGCGGCTTCACGACTGACACGAACGGTTTTGCGGTTGCCGACACTACCGGCATCGTGACCATGAAAAATGGCGCGACACTCGATAACAACACCTCCGCGTCTATCCTGAACATCACGGAAGGGACAGTGCGCGTCACCGGAGCGTTTGACGTGACCGGCGGCCTCACCACGGACACGAACGCCCTTGCCATCGCCGACACCACGGGTGTCATTACCATGAAAGGCGGGGCGACGCTGGACAACAACACCTCCGCGTCTATCCTGAATATCACGGAGACGACCGTCCGCGTGACGGGCATTCTGGATGTCACCGGCAACGCCACCAT